CAATACGCCTCATCTGCTTGTAGCAGTAGCGTGTCTTCAAGGTGGCGGTTAAAGTTGCCGGTGACATGCTCTGCCCTGCTAACAATTTTGTGGTGTGCTTTGACCAGGCCGCCAAGTAACTCTCCAAACTTAGTCTTACCTGTGCCCTTTCGGCCTCTAAGCACCAAGCCGACACCGACCTTGGTCATTGGGTTCTGCACCATCTGAGCCGCCCACGCGATAATGTAGGTAGCGTATGCGGCGTTGCCGTCAGCAATCACATTGGTCACGAAATCAAGCCACGGCTCAACATCGCCCTCTTCAGCCTCAACTGACCACCCGCGCCAAAGGTTGTACTTCTCAAGGATTTGCATGTCTGGCGCAAAGGTTAAGCCTGCCGCATAGGTTCGTCGGTCTGGATTCTCTAGCCACATATCTACGAGGTTAACTAGCTTTGGCTTCTCATCGCCTGACAAGACACGGCAGTTCATGTGTTCTTTTTTCAGGTCTTCGAGCTTATAAAGCACGATGTTGTTGTGCTTGTTTAGGTCTTCACGGATCACACGGGCCGAACCTTCGACGTGGACGAACGCCCACTCTCTAAGCATTTTGGGAAGTTGTTCTTCCTTTATTACATGACTTACAGCTTCCTTCTCCATAGCCTTGACGCTGGCAAGAGTAATAGGCGCTCTGCCCTTGCTGTCAAACGTGGCGTACCTGCGCTCACACTCGCCGTCACGGTACTTACTGCCGTCGGCTGACCACTCATCCCAGATGTGCCAGCCATCGTCACCGCCGTCAAAGTGGTGGTGCAGCGCCATGCCGACCCTGACCCACTCGTCATGGTGGCAGTCGGGGTCTACGGACATGAGTAACTCGCGTACATCTTCCGTGGACATGTCTAAACGTGGTCGAAACATCGACAGATCATCGGGATCAACCTCTGCCGGTGCCATGCCCTTACGGGCTAACTCCCACCCATCCTTTTGCTGCGCTAGTTCTTCAAAGTAAGTAACAAACGCTTCAGCTTGATCTCTGCTAATAACAGGTAGGTCGGACTGTGAGATGTCGGCGATGCTCTTGCCGCGCACCCACTTATAAGGCTCATTGGTCGCAGGGTGGATACCGAAAGCCACGAACTGTTGCCCGTCAGCCAGCACCTCCACCGCGTGTTTACTGCCCACCTCATCCTCATACTCACAGGATCGAATCTTTGAAAAGCCACCCTCCACCCTGAAAGGCAGGATGCACTTAGGCTTCTGGCCTATGCGAATCGCAGACTCACCTACGTTCTCATCGAGCCACCGCAAAAGCTTATGGTTTAAAGGGGCATCTAGGCAGTCGATATCAACAGCCACTGTGTTGCGGCATAGCACCCCCACCCCACCATCGGCGTGTCCGTTGCCTAACCACTTATCTACATCGTCGTGCGTCGCTCTTATGTCTTGCCACCCCTTTAACATTGGGGCTTTTTTCCCTTTCATTATCGGGACAATCTCGTAGCCTCTCTCGACTAGCGCGTGTCCGTGTTCTTTTAAAAACGCCATTTGCGTTTACCTCTTCACTTCCACGTTTTAACGAATGTAACGAGTTGCCCTTGCTGTTGCTTCGATCTCCATTGCTTCACACATATTCGCCATCTTGGCGAAAATCCACGCACATACTTTTGCGAAGAACGCTAATGCCGACCAAAATCCTTCCTTCAATTTATCTGCTGGTTTCATAGATCACCTCTTTTGATCGCTTAAAGTCAGCAACAATATCTGGACACATGCGCTTCCAAGACACTTGGCCCTCAGACATCAACTCCATTTGCAACGCCCTGTGGGCGGGAACGATGCCGGTCTGACGCCACTTGCTTAGTGCTTGTTTGCTAACGTCAAGTCGCCTGGCAAGCGCGTTGAAGTTCTTTATTTGTGCTGCCTCAAGGACGCTATCAATCGCCTCTTTAACCTCAACAGCGTACTCACTGATGTAAATCATAATTTCTACCTTTTTAAATTAAATACAACCGTTTGTGGTTGACACAATAGTTATGTGTGCCTATGGTGTCAACCACAAACGGTTGTATTTACTATATTTAAGTTAGAGGGAAAGAATGAAACACGCGATTTTAGGTGCGAGCAAAGCACACCGTTGGATGACCTGCCCAGCCAGTATCCAGCTAGAAGCAACGATCCCTGATCAAGAATCTTTTTATGCGGCTGAAGGCACAGCCGCCCACGCTCTTGCTGAAGAGTGCTTGATAAAACAAAAACCACCAGAACACTTCATAGGCGTAGAGTTTGAAGGCTTTATTGTCGATGAGGTTATGGCCTCTCACGTCGCCACCTATGTTGATTTCTGCAACAGCCAAGACTCTGACGAGTCGCACGTTGAGTTACGAGTGGACTATAGCGAATGGGCCGCCGGTGGATTTGGAACGGCAGACTATGTAGTGCTGCACGATGGCGTACTGCACGTTATCGACCTGAAGTACGGGCAAGGTCTGAAGGTAAACGCCAACCGCAACGAGCAACTAATGTTGTACGGTCTGGGCGCGGCTTACGAGTTCATCGACAAGGTAGATACGGTCAGCATGACCATCGTGCAGCCCCGACTGGATCACATTGACACCTACTCGATGAGAGCGAAAGACCTGTTCAAATGGGCAGACGATGTAGTGAAACCTGCCGCCCGACGCACTATGTCAGCAGAGCCAGCGTTTAACCCTAGCAAAAAGGCTTGCCACTTCTGCAAAGCCAAAGCGACTTGCCGCGCACTGGCAAAGCACAACTACGAACTAACCCTTTCTAGCTTTGACAACCTTGAAGAGCCACTGCTAGTGCAGGTGCCTCACACCTTAAATGTCGAAGAGATAAGCAACCTGCTGCCGAAGATGGATGCCTTAATTGGCTGGGCGCAGGGTGTGCAGAAACACGCACACAAGCTTCTGACCGATGGCGGCATTTTGCCGAACTACAAACTGGTCGCAGGTCGAGGGCAGCGCAAATGGCTGGATAGTGATGTTGCGGAAGAACAACTTATTCAGATGTTAGGCGATGAAGCCTACACATCGAAACTCATTTCACCGACCCAAGCAGAGAAGGCGCTAGGCAAGGCGAAGTATGGAGAGATCGTCGATCTCATCCACAAACCCGAAGGTAGACCACAGCTTGCGCCAGACACCGATCCACGTCCGGCTGTTAAGCCTAACGCTACCGAATTCTTTAATGACATAACTGCACAATAGGTAAAATTCAATGAGCGTAATAACACTTAAAAATGTAAGACTTTCTTTCCCACAAATCTGGACTGCCAAGGCATTTAACGAAGGGCAGACAAAAAAATACTCTGCCAACTTTCTGTTGGATAAAGACACAGACAAAGAGCAGATAGAAAATCTAAAAAAAGCAATTAAACAGGCTGTGACCAATGAATGGGGCGGCGTAACGCCTAAGAACTTAAAGATTTTTTTGGGTAATGGCGAGGACAAGGCGCATGACGGGTATGAAAATACGATGTATGTTTCAGCCAGTTCAAGAAATCGCCCGACAATTATAGATCGTGATCGCACACCGCTTGTTGAAGAAGACGGTAAGCCGTATGCGGGTGCCTATGTAAATGCCGCAATTTCACTTTGGGTAATGAATAACAATTACGGCAACCGCGTTCTCTGCAACCTACTTGCTATGCAGTTTGTGAAAGATGGCGAGACCTTTGGCGCTGCTGCTGTTAAAGCCGATACGTTGTTTGATGACATCAGTTCTGAGCAAGCGGCTGATGCAGAGACTGATGATTTTCTTATCTGAATAAACAACATTTAGTTGTAATTACTCTTTTAAATTCGCTTACAACGCAGGGCTTTCACAAGCCCTGCACAGGGCTGCCGAATGAAAGCAACGCTTAGTTACCCCTACGTTGGGGATAGATACCCCGAACTCACAGGCACAGAGGTTGTGGTCAAAGAGATTGCTGACCTTGCCGACATACCCTACACCCTGCTCAAAAACCGCATGGGTATGAAGAGAAAGAGATCAAATAGTTTGCGGTCAGTTTTTATTGAAGACAAAGACCTTGACCCTAAGAAACGCAACAAGCCGTCGAATTCGCAACGCCTTAAATATCTTGATGATGAAAACAAACTATCCAGTGAGTGGCTAAAAAGGCCACTGCTATGAGAAATATTTCTATTGATTTTGAAACGTACAGTGAGTGCGACATATTTAAAGGTGGCGCGTATGCTTACGCTGACCATCCTTCAACTGAAGTTCTTTGCTTGGCATGGGCCGTCGATGACCGACCCTCACAGCTTTGGACTCCAGACAAACCAATCCCAACTGAACTGTTTAGCCTTATGAAAGAAGGCGCAACGCTCTGGGCGTGGAACAGCTTCTTTGAGATGAGCATTTGGAACCAGGTACTGGCTTGGCCTGAAGTACCCATCAGCCAGTGGCGTGACACTGCCGCCCTCGCAGCCGCACAGGCTTACCCCCGTGCCTTGGGTAAATGCGGTGAGGCGCTAGGTCTTACTGGTGATGCCGCAAAGTCTAAGCGTGGCAAGATACTAATCCAACGGCTGTGCAAGCCATACCGTGGTGAGCGCAGGAAAGACCCTGAGTTACTACAGGAACTGTACGACTACTGCCTGCAGGATGTCGTGGCAGAACGGGAGATCCGTTACAAGCTCCGCAACCTTAGAGGTCTTGAGCAGGAAGTCTGGGAGACTGACCAGCTAATAAACTGGCGAGGTGTACGCCTTGATCGCACAGCGATATACAACGCCCTAGAGATCATCGACAAGCACAGCGTCAAACTGAACGCGCAAGTGCAAGACATCACCAACGGATTTATGGACTCCACAGGCTCACGCGCCAAGGCGTTGCAGTGGACAGAATCTCAGGGCTACCCGCTTAAGGGGTACGACAAGGCGGCGATATCTGCCGCACTGGCTGACGATAACTGTCCAGAGAACGTCAAGAAATTTCTTGAAATAAGGCAAGCACTGTCGAAGTCCAGCACAAAAAAATACGACTCGATGAAGACTGTCCTTGGTAAAGATGGCCGCGCACACGGGGTACTGATGTACCACGGCGCAGCGACCGGGCGCTGGTCTGGCCGACACTTCCAACCGCAAAACCTCCCACGTCCAACGATTGATGATGTTGATGCGGTGATTGAGCAGATGAAGCACTGTGACCCCGCCCAGATCGACGGTGAGCCGATGGAGGCACTGGCAAGCTGTCTGCGCGGAATGCTGATCTCGTCTGACGGACACCGGCTCATAGTCTCTGACTACTCTAGCATCGAAGCCCGTGTGTTGGCGTGGCTTGCTGACCACTACTCTGTGCTTGATATTTTCCGTGACGGCAAAGACATCTATAAGTTCACCGCCGCCAACATGTACAACGTCAAATACTCTGAAGTCGATTACGACCAACGCTTTGTTGGCAAGGTGGCGACATTAGCCCTTGGCTATCAGGGTGGTGTTCGTGCGTTCCAGAAAATGTCAGAAGCCTATGGCGTGGAGGTTAGTGAAGATCGTGCGCTGAAAATCCGCAACGACTGGCGACAGGCTAACGACCCTATCGTGAAGCTGTGGATTGAGACTGAACGCGCCGCCCGTAACGCTGTGAGTTACAAGGGTAAAGAGTTTATGGCGGCGAGGGGCCAGTTTAAGTTCGTCAACGACGACCTACTGTTCAAGCTGCCCAGTGGCCGCATCCTGTCATTCCCAGAAGCCAAAATGGTTCAGGGCGACCGGGGAATGGACTTAGTTTACAGCGGCATGAATAACCACACCCACAAGTGGGGACAGATCAAAGCCTATGGCGGCTCCCTAGTTCAGTCGATCACTCAGGCCGTTGCCAGAGACATTCTTGCTGAAGCGGTGTTGCGTCTTGAGAAGGCTGGCTACCCGGTGGTGTTGCACGTTCACGATGAGATCGTGGCCGATGTGCCGAACGAACATGGATCATTGGAACACTACGAAAAACTTATGTGCGTTTTGCCTGAGTGGGCTGAAGGTCTGCCCGTGACAGCGGAAGGATATGAAAGCCAACGGTATAGGAAATGAGAGAGTCCTACATCGAAAGGAAAGTCACCGAAGCCGCAAAGGCTAACGGGTGGTTAGCATATAAGTGGGTGTCACCGTCACAACGTGGCGTACCAGACCGCCTGTACTTCAAAGATGGTCAGCTTGTCATCGTTGAGTTCAAAGCCCCCAACAAAAACCCGACACCTTACCAGGCGGCAATACACCGTAGACTCCACGCCGTTGGCTGGGTTGTCCACATCATTGATGACATCGCGAAAGGCAAAGCACTCTTATGTTAACCAGAAAAGACCTACACGGATATCAACACCGCGCTGTCCAGTTTGTTATTGATAACCCCAAGGCCGCGCTTTGGATCGACATGGGTTTAGGCAAAACCATATCAACACTCACAGCCTTGACCGACTTAAAACGGGACAAGCAAATAGGCAAGACGCTGATCGTTGCGCCGTTGCGCGTCGCGCAGCACACATGGCCGACAGAGATAGCAAGCTGGTCGCATATCGAACTACGATATACCGTGCTTGCAGGTCTTACAGCACCAAAACGTCTTAACGCTTTAAATGAAGACACCGACCTGCACATCATTAACCGCGAGAACATACCGTGGCTAGTGGAGCAGTTCGGTCAGCGTTGGCCGTATGACTGTGTTGTGATTGATGAGAGCAGTAGCTTCAAAGCTCACACCTCAAAGCGATGGAAGTCTATGCGTAAGGTGCTTGGTAAGGTTAAGCGCATGGTACAGCTCACAGGCACACCAGCACCAAACGCGCTGCTAGAACTGTGGCCGCAGATGTATCTGCTAGATAAAGGGCAGCGCCTGGAGAACAGTCGTGGAAAGTTTCTCACGAAATACTGCACGTTGGTTGGTAACCCGCAGTGGAACCAGTGGGCGGTAAAACCTGAACGCGCCGACGCTATCCACAAAGCGGTCGCTGACGTTGTGCTGCGGATGAAGGCTGAAGATTATATTGACCTACCCAAGCGGGTAAACATCAACATCCCCGTAGCCTTGCCGCCTAAAGCCCGCAAAGCCTATGAGGAGTTAAAGCGCGACTTCCTTTTAGCCTATGCCGATGGTGAGATTTTAGCGGTAAATGCTGCCGTGCAGATAAACAAACTGTTGCAGATCAGTAACGGAAATATATACACAGAAGAAGGCGACTTTATTGAGCTTCACACCGCCAAGTTGGACGCACTTCGTGAGATCGTTGAATCGACCAACGAGCCTATTCTTGTCGCTTACAGTTACAAGTCCGATTTAGCAGTATTAAAAAGGGAATTCCCACAGG